GTGGGAGAAGGAGTCCATACCTCCTGTCAGTTACATCATGCAGAGTTATGACACGGCTTTCAGCAAGAAGGAGACGGCTGACTACTCGGCCATTACAACGTGGGGTGTATTTCAGCCTACGGAGGGTGGTCCTGACAACATAATTCTCATGGATGCGAAGCGTGGACGCTGGGACTTTCCCGAATTGAAGTCCCAGGCTATGGAGGAGTATCAGTACTGGGAGCCGGACATGGTGCTGATTGAGGCCAAGGCCAGTGGAACACCGCTCACGGACGAGTTAAGAACGATGGGTATACCTGTTGTGAATTACACGCCCTCCCGTGGGAGGGACAAGCATACGAGGATGCACATGGTTGCGCCCATATTTGAGTCTGGCAGAGTGTGGGCTCCAGAAAAGAAGTTTTCGGAAGATGTGATAGATGAGTGTGCTGCATTTCCTAATGGCGAACATGATGACTTCTGTGATAGTATGTCCATGGCACTCATTAGATACCGTAAAGGAGGCTTTCTTCGACTTGACAGCGATGAAGAAGAAGAGGAGTCTACCTATCATCCACAGATTAGGCAATATTATTAGGGGTTTGACTTAATGGTTGCAATAAAGTTGGTAAAAGACAAGATTTCGTTCTGTCAACAGCGTATAAAAGATTTTATGTTTTGGGTAGAAGGTGTCTTCTTGAAATTTAAAGCTTTTTTAGTGCGTTTGATTCAGAAAAAAAGTAGGTAAAATGAATGGATCCTATAACTATTGGGGTTGCTATTGCTGGAGCAAAGAAACTTCTTGAGGTTTCTTCCGACATTAAAGACGTTGCGGGTGCATTAGATAATATATTTCATCTGACGAGTAAGGCCGAAAAGGCAAAAAAGACTAAAGTTGATGAAAGTAACACCAGTTACAAATCGGTAATTTCAGATGTTGTTACCGAACGCAATAATCGCACACTTCTTCGTAATCTCGAAATAGATGTAGACGAAAAATTCGGTTTTGGTACGTGGAACGCTATAAAAGAAGAGCGGGAAAGGCGTATGGAGCTTGCAAAAGAGCAAAAAATCAAGGAAGCGAAAAGATTAAAGGCAAAAAAAGAAGCTGAGAAAGAATTTTATGAACGTCTGCTCTATTGGATGAAAGAAATTGGGAAGTTGGCGTTGATATTAGGTGTAGCTGGTGGGGTTGCTTACATAATTTACGCAAACAGGTGTCTTTCAGGAAATTGTTGACATGTCTAATTATGAAATTGGTGTGTATAACAAGTTTGTAAGAGAAAAAATACGTTCCGGGGAAGAATGGAACAACGATATGGGTATTTCGGATGCGTATGAGAACGTATTGTACTATGATGTTGAAAATGCCGCTAGTATCGAAGAGGTTGAGAGGCGAGTCGCCACACAATTTCCTCCATCAATGGGATTTGTCTTGGATTTTATAAGATTAATCCCAAGGGAAAAGTAAAAAGGTTTAATAAGAATGGAAGTTAGTTCAGAAACAGCCGTGGCAATGCCGATTAAGAATATGGTTGGCATAATCATAGGTGTTTCCATGGGTATTTTTGCATATACAGAGATAACTGCCAGACTTACATCTTTAGAAACAAGTCGTGAGTTAATGAACGCTGATCTTTTGAAGGCTTCAGAGCAGACAACCGTTGATAAAGAGCAGTTTTTGTTATTGGAAGATCTCTATGAGACGGTTGAAAAACATCAGGAACTTTTAGATAAAAATATCCATAACCAAGTTATGTTAACACATATAGAAAAACAATTAGAAAAAGCTCTTACTGATATTGAAAAGCTGAAGGATAAGGTTCGAGAGAACGGGAACTTGAAATGATCGAAACAGTCATAGCTTTACTAATGATGGTAAACAATGAAATTACAGAACATAGGATACAACCATCTATGTCCGTATGCCTGAAAGGCAAACGAGTTGCCATGAGACAGATAAAATCAAATAGCAATGTTCGGTTCGAGTGTTTAAAATCACAAGCTGAACTAGAACTGTATTTAGGCAGAAAACATATTGTTAAACTTATTTTAAAATAAAGATGAGTGCTCATGCAGAAAAAATTACAGGAAGGCAGTATTAAAAACGCTCTTGACTTGGATGGTGATGGAATAGTCTCAGATCTGGAGCTTGCGGCGACAGAAGCCTTGGACAAGCATCAGAAGTCAGATGCTCAACGTAGAATGGCTTGGGTTTCTATGATTTCTATGATAGTTTTTACGGCAGCAGTATTTTTACCTATATTTCCTGATGCGAGGATAAAAGCTTTATCGGATTTATTTGGACTTTTTTACATAGGTCAGGCTGGTGTTGTTGGAGCCTACATGGGAATGACAGCTTACATGAGTAATAGAAAATGATACAGGCATTACTTCCAAGTATTTTACCGGCAGTTACAGATGTAATTGGCCGTTTTCTTCCTGAAGACAAAGAGGCCAAGGCAAAAGCGGAGCGTGAGATCGAAGCTCAACTTACAACTCACTTGGCAAAGATTGATTTAGCTCAACTAGACATAAACAAAACAGAGGCGGCTCATCGTTCTATTTTCGTAGCCGGGTGGAGACCATTTATCGGTTGGTCCTGTGGGGTAGCTTTGAGTTGGACTTATGTTGTAATGCCAATAGCACAATTTGTACTGGCACAGACAGGTCATCTTGTTGATTTACCCGCAATGAATATGAGCGAAATGATGCCTGTTCTGATGGGCATGTTGGGGCTTGGTGGCTTGAGATCTTTTGAAAAGTATAAGAAAGTGAGTAAATAATGGCAAAGGAACCCACTTCCCTGATTGAATCTGCTATGCCCTCTCAAGGTATGCCCTTGGGTGGTACAGACGAGGAAATTGAGGTTGAAGAGATTGAAGAACCAACTGAGATCGTAGAAGAGGAAGATGGTTCCGTAGTTCTTAACTTTGAAGAATTTGTATCAGAGGAACTTCAGGCTGAACAGGATGCTAATCTAGCCGAAATTATAGATGAACGAGTTCTAATGGAGATTTCTTCGGAGCTGGTTGGATATTATGAGGATGACAAGAGTGGCCGTCAGGAGTGGGAAGATGCTTACACTGAGGGATTAGATCTTTTAGGTATCAACTATGAACATCGTGAAGAACCTTTTCGAGGATCAAGTGGTGTAACTCATCCTATTATTGCTGAAGCAGTAACACAGTTTCAGGCACAGGCTTACAAGGAACTTCTTCCTAGTTCTGGCCCTGTTCGTACTCAGGTTGTTGGTGCAGCAACTCCTGATGTTGAGATGCAATCTCGTAGAGTTCAGGAGTTCATGAACTATCAGATAACCCACGTTATGGACGAATATGATCCTGAGATGGATCGTCTATTGTTTTACTTACCATTAGCTGGAAGTGCATTTAAGAAGGTTTATTTTGATGACATCCTTGATAGAGCCGTTTCCAGATTTGTTCCGGCTGATGATCTTTATGTTCCTTATAACGCTACCGATCTAAACTCTTCGTCTCGTATCACTCACTTGATTCGTATGAATACTAATGATGTTCGTAAGTTTCAGGCCGCTGGGTTTTATCGAGATATAGAACTTTCTCCTTACGAGTCTGAAGATGAGGTAAAGGAAAAAGAGCGTAGTCTGATGGGCGTGGAGAAAACAGGAGCAGATGATCAAGACTGCACTATCCTTGAGGTTCATACTGATTTAGATTTACCGGGGTTTGAACATGTAAGTCCTATTGACGGTGAGCAGACAGGAATTAAACTTCCTTACATAGTTACAATAGACGAAGGTAGTTCAAAAGTCCTTTCGATTCGCAGAAACTGGCGAGAAGGTGACGATTACTATCGCAAGGTGCAGTATTTCGCACATTACAAGTTTCTACCTGGTCTGGGTTTTTATGGATTTGGTCTTCTCCACATGATTGGTGGTCTAGGTCGATCTGCAACGTCTATCTTGAGGCAACTTATAGATGCTGGAACACTTGCTAATCTTCCCGCTGGTTTTAAGGCTCGTGGTATTCGTATTCGTGACGCTGATGAACCTCTTTCTCCTGGTGAGTTTCGTGATATTGATGTACCCGGTGGTGCTTTACGAGAAAGTATACTACCACTTCCTTACAAAGAACCAAGTCAGACTTTAATGGCTTTGCTGGGTTTTGTTGTTGATGCTGGACGAAGGTTCGCAGCAATTGCAGACATGCAGGTTGGTGATGGAAACCAGCAAGCTGCGGTGGGAACCACAGTTGCTTTGTTGGAGCGTGGGTCGAAGGTGATGTCTGCCATACACAAAAGATTACATTATGCACAGAAACAAGAGTTCAGGATGTTAAGTCGTGTGTTTTCAGAATCCCTTCCTCCTATGTATCCATATAACGTGTATGGTGCAGAGGCTACTATCAAACAGGCTGATTTTGATGAAAGAGTAGATGTAATTCCTGTATCAGATCCTAATATCTTTTCAATGTCTCAACGTCTGGCGTTAGCTCAAACACAACTTCAGTTAGCTCAAAGTAATCCTCAAATGCACAATTTGTATGAGGCTTACAGACGTATTTATGAAGCTATAGGCGTTCATAACATTGAGTCTTTGTTGCCTACACCTCAACCGCAACAGCCTACTGATCCGGCTATTGAAAATGCCAAGTCAATTATACAGGAAACTTTACAGGCTTTCCCGACACAGGATCATGATGCTCATATGGCGGCTCACATAATCTTTATGAAGACACCCATACCAGCGTCTTCTCCCCCTGTGTTTGCTTTACTTCAGGCGCATTTGTGTGAACATATTGCTTTTAAGGCTCGTGGTGTAGCTGATGCGGAAATGCGTATGGGTATGGAACAAGCAATGCAAATGGGACAACAGCCTCCTCAAATGGATGTAGAGGCAAAGGTTGCAGAGCTTATTGCTCAATATACAGAGGAAGTCATGTCTGCTTTGATGCCTCCGCCCGAAGGTGAGGTCGATCCTCTTGTGCAACTTCGGTCTAAAGAGCTTGATATAAAAGCGGCAGATGTTCAGCGTAAGGCTCAAGAGTTTGCAGTTAAGCAAAACTTTGAAGAGCAGAAGCAAGAAGATCGTAATGATCTAGCTCGAGAAAAGATGGAATCTCAGGAAGACATTGCTGTTTTACGAGCCGAGGTTAACAGAGATCGAATCGATCAACAGACAAATCAAGGAAAATAGTTGTGGCTATTTCTAGAGCACAAATACCTAAACAGTTAACAGGTACTAAGCGTAAAAATAAAAAGAAGAAAAAGAAGAAAAAATAATGTTTTGGGATACAAAAATAGCTAGAAGACTAGCGTCTTGGGCAGCACGTTTGGATAATTATTTATGGGTAAAATGTTGGGGATCAAGGAGAAGAAGACATCATCCATAGTTATTATTATTGTAATAGCTTTGACAGTGCCTTTGCTTATAATGGTTCTTACTGTTTCAGGGTGTAATAAAACATCAGAGGATTCTGTAAAACTTGTTGCACAACCTGTTTTAAGATGTGCGCCAGTTATGGATGTTGTATTTTTTTTAAAAAGGAAGTTTAACGAAGATCCTGTTTATACAGGTGTTTATGAAAGTAAAATTATTTTGACTATTTTTGTTAGTCCTTCAGGAAGTTTTACCATTGTACATACAAGCGCAACAAATGAAATAAGTTGTTTGGTTTCAAGTGGAGATAATTTTAAGCAAATAAACTGGAGAAAAAATAAAAGTGTATAGGCCTGATAATACAACTTGGCGGTTTTCTAAAGAATATTATCGTTATCTTAATAGTCCTAAATCAAAAACTGTAGATGACGTATCCCCGCCTAGAAAGTATAATGGAAAAATAATTAGTGACTTCGATGACTATGAAGAAGTAATTAATGGCTACCGACAAACTGCAACAGAAGAAAATTAAGGAGATTATGTTATGAAGAAAAAAGGTGGAACTCGTAAGAGAAAAATGATGGGTGGCGGTTCTGCTATGAAGAAGAAGGGTATGGCTCGTGGCGGTACTATGAAGAAGAAGGGTATGGCTCGTGGCGGTGCTATGAAGAAAAAAGGCATGGCTCGTGGTGGTGCTATGAAGAAGAAAGGGATGGCTCGTGGCGGTGTGCGGCGCAAGTAATGCCATATTTACAGAGCAACATCCCGCATTTTCATTGCTGGGTGCGAAGAGAGTTTACACACAATCATGAGAAATACCGTGGAGAATACCTTCACGCTATGGCGATTGCAGTTACTACGATCCCAGATCGTTGTTTGAGTTTTCAGGTTATTTTCACAGGGTGTGAAAGTGATGATACAGATGATGAAAATATCCATGGAGGGGCTATGTGGGCAAGGATGCCCATTACAGCTCTTGTTGCGGATACACCATTAGAGGAATGGCCTGATAGAATGATGACTCACCTTGTACAGCCTTGGGATTGTAGTTCTAGAAATCA